GGCCAGCTTGAGCACCTGCAGAGTTGTACGTCAGTTGACCAGAGCTGCCAGCAACTAATGCGACGGTGCCGGTGGCATCCGGGAAGCTGATCGTGCGGTTGGCAGTTGGTGTGACCACCTGCACGGTGGTTTCGTAGGTGCCGCCGTCATCAAGGTTGATGTCGCCACTAACGTCTAAACTTTCAAACTCCCCATTGGGACTATCAGTGGCATCAAAATTGCCAGTAAATGGATTAAATTTATATCCCATGATCCTCAGCTCTTAGTAACTGAAAGAAGCGTAGAGCCACTATAGGCAAGCGCCAATGTGCCCACTGTAGTGCCACTTTCTCCGCCAGTCTTATACGTCACGCCAGTCAATGTAGATCCGCTATAGGCAAGCGCAATATAATCATGCTCAGGAACGCTCAGCCCTTGCACCACTGGCAGCGGATTGCCACTATCATTTGTCACCTCCACTTCAGCGCCAATTGTGACGCCGCTAATCGTCACGCCACTGGCAAATGCAACAGGCACGGGGCCGCCATTTAGATCCCCACGAATCAAGAGAGCTTCATACTGCTCCCCATTGATAACTCTCTGTGCCATAGTAATGAAGCGCTTATCCTTCCATGTTACTACAAAAGGACAAAAGCTATGCCCTAGTCAGCTCTTGACTATCAGCTTCATGAATTCCACCAAGATGGCGTCTGCCTTGGTTTTATTTTGCACAATGAAGAAAATTCTGTCATCAGTAGTTAATTGCACAAGTGTTTGAATGGTGCCAGTTTTGGGCTGGTTGGATTGCGTACCTGCGTTTACATAGATTTCACTTTCAGAAATGCGATCAGCATCAGCGTCCAATGGAGAAGATGCGTCGCGATTAACGCCAATATAAAAACCACAAGTGTCTTGACTGCCAGAGTAAAAACTAAACGTGGCAATGGCATGGAAAAGCCCATTGGTTCCTTTGTACTTAAGAGAATTAGTTAAGGCATCTTTTTCAAAATTAGTTAATGAGCTGGCAATCATCACCCCAGAAACCACAGCTCTTCCATTGGTCTGATCAATGGGAGTAGTAACTGTATTGGCTTTCAAATAAATGACACCAGAATCTGCGCTACGTGGCGGCCCCTGTGTGCCTGGCGCAGTTAGCAGTACGCTTACATCGCTACTGGTTACATTGACACTGGCATTGTTTTCAGTGATGAGAACCGTACTTTGCTGCTCTTGAATTGTTACCGCGGTCATAGTCAACTTCTCCAAGAAAAACCTTCGCTCCAAAAAACGCTACCTTCAAGTAGATAATATTTATCCCCTTCTGCTGTCGTCACTAGCACGTCATATTGACCCTGCTCGGTTATGCCGCTCGTCACGGAAGCCTCCAAGCGCATAACAAACATGCCACTAGGCTGAGAAACGTAAGGCGTAGAGAACGTAGCAAGCTTATTTGTGCCAAGCCTGTTCCATAGACTACCGCTAATCGTGTAGCCACTCATATTAACTGGCGTTCCGTCGCTGTCTTTATATTGCACTGCCATCTCGAATGTGGCACCCTGCTGCAGCGTGATATCGTAGCGGCCTGGTTGTATCATGCCCCAATAAAGCGCCTAGTCTTCTCAATCTAGCAATAGTTTTGACCATTAAAAAGGAGGGCTTAAGGCCCTCCTTTCAAGCTATTTACCTTGTCCGCGAGACTGTTTGCGCCCGTGGTTTTGCTTGCTGTTTTTTCCCTGTCCTTGGCGAGTGCGCTTGGGCTTGCTCGTGATCAATGTGGAGCCTGTGAGGCTCTTTTTGGGCTTAGCCATTACACAGGCTCTTCAGGCCATGTGATTTCCCAGGGGAAACCAGCTTGCAATGTGATGTCGCGTAGTTCTTGACGATACGACGCCCATGCAGCAGTGTCCACAGGGGCATCAGAAAGCTGAGTCCAATCACTTGCAGACAAGAGCTGGTTACGCTCACTCCTCTCAACTCTCGCTTTATCTGCAGTTCGCGCATTAATTTCGGCTTGACTCGCGTCAACAACCGTCCAAGCCTGTGTCCATACCCCGCCATCATTCACAGGGTCTGCTTCGATCAGGTTTTTAGTGTGATCGAAAGTCGGTGGGTCTGCTTGATGGACCTTCACATAACCATCTGGCGCTTCAAATGGAACTGGAAAAGATGTATTGGGATGGAGTGATTTGATGCTTATCTCGCTAAGGGGATACTTGGCGATGCTTCCGTTTTCAATGAGCGCGTAAGTCATTTTGAGTCTTTAGTAGGAATTGGTTGTAAATGGCCATTAAATAGCCGATTAAAACGCGCAATCTTGCGCATTAAAAAACTCGCTAAATCACCATAGGCCGCCACCGCCTTGATATACAGTGCCGCTATTCTGAATTGTAATATCGCCAATCTTGTAACCACCTTGGTTTTGAGTAATAAAATACAGTGTTCCTGACGGACAGTCGAAAGGGCCTGCAACCGTTCCAGTCTGTCCATTTTTGAAATATATTCTTGGGCTGCCAGATTCCAGTCTGACAGCGAGCGTATGCACGTAATCTCCTCTTAATACTCCTGGTCCTGAACCGCTACCCAAACCGAAAATGCCACCACTCCAATACCAAGTCGTAGTACGAGTATCGCCGTAGCTCATGTTAACTGAATTGGTGTTTGACACGCCAACAAAATTGATATATTGAGAATAGCCCTCGATTTGACGCCACTGCAAATGCCATCCTGTTGTCGTCACCGTAGGGAAAGCTGTTGTATAAGCAGAACTGCTACTAGTCGTCGAGGTCTCGCCTGCGACAAAATTTACGCCACTAATTGCCGCAGTGGAAATATAATTTGATGTCCATGATATAGTGCCAAGTGACACTCGGGCGTCTCCACCTGCGCCCATCATCAAAAGACGAGAATTCGGATCCATTGAAATATCCTCAGTTCGTGTAGTTTACAAGGGCCGCGCCGCGCCAGCGGGCTCCGCTGTCATCGGTGATAAACATGAAGAGATGCGTTTTGCCCGTGATCAGCGTGGGGGCAGTGTCGTCCTCCCACTTCACGGCAGCAGGCCATGTGACAGTACCCGATGTGTGAGTGAGTTCAAGAATAAAGCTATAGGCACGGCTCGGCGGCACATTGCTAAATGTGAATGTGCTATTTGCATTGATTGTCTTGGTGAAATAATTACCCGTGGAGCAATCGATATCAAGGGAGCCAACGCTTTGAACAGTCTGTGCAAATGCACCGTTCAAATCAAAGTCAGTGTTATTAGCCAGCGAGCTTTGGCCAACTGCCATGCCGCCAGTAGTGGCAATGTTGCCACTGGTGTTAACGGCAGTGGAGCCGCTAATCGTGCCAGCAGTGATGGCATTACCGCTCACTTTGCCAGCAGTGCTGATTGTATTCAGCTTGGCATCTTGAATGGCTGCGCCAGTGCTAATGTCTTCATCAACAATGGTGCCATTAGTGATATTGGTGCTGGTGATTGTGATACCAGCAGGCAGCGCACCACTTTCAAGCTTGCTCAGGCCAATGGCAGCAGAAGCGCTGATGTCAGCATTGACAATCGTCCCATCGACAATGTTGTCGGTGCTAACAGTAATACCAGAAGGTAGGGCGCCAGTATCAAGCTTGGCGAGTGAAATAGCAGCGGAAGCACTAATGTCAGCGTTGACAATAGTTCCGTTCGTAATATTGTCGCTGGTAATTTGAACGCCAGAAGGCAGAGTGCCAGTGGCAAGCTTGCTCAGGCCAATAGCAGCAGCGCCGCTAATATCGCCATCAACAATGGTGCCATCCTTGATCAGCGCACTTGTGATAACAGGGGAGCGCCATGCCGTGCCGTCATACACCTTCGTGACATAATCGCCACCAGTTGTATCGAGCCATTGCTCGCCAACGGTGTTGCCAGAAGCACCACCAGATGCAGGTGTGGCATTGGGAGCAGTGGTGCCAACGTAAACAGGCGCCACCTTCACGAGGTCATCACTATGACCACGCAGGTAGATGGCAGGATCCTCTTCGTTGTAGTTCAGTGCAATCTGACCGAATGCAAGGCCAGAAGCAGCGGGCCGCTTAGATGCGGTCCCGCTGCGAAGGTTGTAAATAGGAACTTGGGCAGCCATTGTTAATTACAAATGAAAGGATGAAACTGACCGTGATTGCTTAGTAAGTGCCGCAATCAATAGCAGAAGTAGCCGTGTTCACGATATCAACCACCTGATTAGCAGTGAGATCCTGAACATCACCAGTACCAGCGCCAGCAGCGCGGCCCTTAATCAAGCCAGCAGTAATTTGGACCAGTCGGTCATTTGCGACGGAGTTGGGAGCAATGGCGCTAGACGAGAACACCGTCCAGTTGATGTCATCCACATCGAGGATGGGAGCATCAGCCACCTGCACGTAAGCAATGCCACCTTGCGATGTGCCGTCAACAATAAAGGTGAAGCTACCAGCAGCAAGTTCGGAGCTTGTGTTGGCGTCGTCAGCACGAGTGAGCACTGCAGGACGGTTCACTGCACCCTCATCAGTGGCCACATAGATGCCGTTTTGAGTGGCATCTGTTTGGTTCTTAATGAGAACGCGGTCACCTTGAGCGATGGCTACGCCATCAAGACTCAGTGCGCCATTGCCGCTTGCAAGCAGATAGAGCGTGTGGTCAACACTGATCGTGCCAGAACCTACGCTTGTAATGTCAATCTGGGTGCCGCCAGCAGCATCAGCAGAATCAGCAGCAAGTTGAATGCTGTTGACGCCAGTGTTAATAACAAAGTATTCAACACCAGCGCTCAGTCCGCCAGGAATAGCGCCAGTCGAAGAGATGTAAACACGCTCACCAGTATTGAAACCGTGGTTGTTAATGGTCAGTGTATCTGCACCAGTATCAACTGCACTGACAGCACCACTGGTATTGAAGTAAGTGCCAGAGAAATTAGCCGTGGAAGCTGCAACGCAAGCTTCCTTCAGCGTCAGACCCTGAGCGACAGAATCGGCATATTCCTTGGTTGCCGCATCGTTTGCGCTAATCGGCGGCGCAAGGTTGGTAATGCGGAAGTTATTGAGATTGACATTCTGCGAGGCAGCGTTCAAGACGTTATTTGCATTAACGTCAACAACAACCTCTTGACCAACAGTGGTAACGCTTGCCTTAGAGGAGCCAGGGCGAATGCTCTTCAGCTCAACGCGATATTCACCAGCAACGGCAGATTTGCCATTGACAATTAGCGACTGACCAGTGGAGCCGACGTTAACAGCGCTCGATACGCCCTCAATGTTGAACAGGGCTGTTTGAGCAGTTGTGCCTGCCGTACCGCCTTGGTCGATGGAGAGGGCAGTGGTGAGGCCAGTGATGCTGGTGATGTCGCTGTTGTCGCCGCGGGCAGCAGCACCAAGGCTTGCACGAGCACCAGCGGCGGTGGTTGCATTCGTACCACCAAGGCTTACGCCAAGGGGCTGCCCCACCTGCAGGTCGTTGATGTTGATATTGCCAGGAACAACATCCACGGACACACTGTTGCCAGTGGAACCTGTGGTAACAGCCACTTTGTTGCTGGTGGCTTCAATGGAACGAACGCGAATGTCCTTGGTGCCATCAACAAGCGTATTAACTGCCTGAATGATGGTTGCATGCGAACCGTTAGCGGCAAGGTTCGTCGCTGCAGAGACGTTCGTAGTGTTAACCGTCAGGTCAACACGATTAGCGGCAATGTTGTCGACACCGCTAATAGTGACGCCAGCACCAGGAACGATGTTCAGTTGTTGACGGGTGCCAACAGTGGTGCCACTATTGCTATAAATCGATTTCTGGATGGTTGTATCAGCCAGAACCGTGATGGTGACAGTATTGCCAGCATCGTCATAAGTAAGATCAACGCCATTCCCTGCCGAGAACAGCACATCAATCATGTCCTGAAGGCTTTCCTTCAGATTGGCATAGCTGATGCGCTTAGTAACGGAAAGCGTGGGGTCCGATGTATTGTCAACAATGACAAAAATATCATCATTGTTGGGCTGAATCAGCTCAACAAGATCCGTGATGAGTCTGCTTTGAGCCATTGATTAGGAAGCCCCGCTAACTTTGATTTCCTTGAATACAGGTATGGTAGCACTCGCAGACTTTTCCCTGGTCCAGAAGAAGGGCCGCAAAGACTCTAGAGTAGTGCCACTATAAGTATAGATGAGATTGTCATTGCGATAAACAGTGACAACGCCGCTCAATCCATTGCGTCGCAGTTCCCAAACATCGTCACTTCGCAGATAAACAGGACCACCACTCACTGTAATGTCAATGCCACTACCAGCAACGGCAGCAGCGCGAGTTTCAGCAAGCTTGAAGTGATCGGTGCCAGAAGGAATGACGTAGTAAGTAACACCACTTTGCAACGGGGCGGGAGTGTTACCGCTATAAATAACAACTGCATCGCCTGTTCCGTAACCGTGGCCAGAGCTAACGAAAGTGTCGAAAGCGATGCTCACATCGTTGCCAATGCGATTTTTTGCCAGGCTTGCAATGGATTCGCCAGCAGCAGTCACGTTGACGAGAGTGCCATTATTGACATTCTCTGCAAAGCCCAGCGAATACACACCGAACTGACTGCCATCATCTGACACTTCACCAGACGATTGCCAAACGGACAATGTAGAGACATTGGCGCGAGTGGCAAGGCCCAGCGCCGTTGTCGGCGCTGTATTTCCAGCAACACCCACCTTCAAAAGGTCAGGAGCTACTTTAAATTCCAGCTTGCCGTCACGGGGGTCAAACGATGGCGTTTGAAGAAGTTGAGTGCCAATGCAAAATGCATAGGCACGATCAACCAATTGATCTGGCAGCCCCTCGCCTGTCAGATTGATAATGTCACTACCAACTGCCATGTTTATCGCAAGCCATAGTTAAGGAATGCCCTCACTTCAGGCACAGGGCTCAACACATTATAGGAATTGGTTGTTGAACAGTTCGATACTCTCATCCATTGAGCATTCACTTCTCCAAGATTGGTTTGAAGAAGGCCGTCTTCTACTCGGCGAGCTGCAAAGCACACTACGCTTTGCTGAATAGGACGTGCGCGAGATGCAACAGCGGCGTCAATCACTACATCGTAATAACCACGGGCGTATGAGTTTTCGCCAAATGGTGGCACTATGGCAACGCCATTCTTTGTCAAGGAAATGGTTAGCGTAAACTCGCCTTCCACTGTCGCTACGTAGAAGGTTTGATTATTAACAACGAAACGGAAGCCCGCTTCCAGGGTGTGTTTCCTGTCAAGAGTGATAGTGCCATTGCTGGCAATGCTCACCACTTCATAGTCTTCATTGACAACGGGGAAATCAAACTTGCTGTCATATTCCGTTGTAATCGCCTCGCGCACCAAGTCGTAAATAGAAGTGAGCTTTACATTGGTGTGCTTGTTCGGCGGAACGTAAAGGCGAGTGAGTTCCTTGCCACTTACAGTCTTCTTGACAACAAAATTACCTTCAAGCGTGCCCATGTCAGTGGCCACATATTGATCCTGCAGCGTCAAGGGAAGCTGTTCGGGGGGTTCTGTCAGTAACAGGAAGGGATCTGCATAGACAAAGCCATCAG